GGTTGACATACACCCATAAAAACATTATACTAGGGTTAAGAAATCAAGAAAACCAAACAGCAAAAAATGGAGAATTAAAATGAAAAGCATTATCAACGGAAAAACATACAATACCGAAACAGCGGAATTAATCGTAACAGGCGATAACGGGTTAAGTTATGGCGATTGTTACAGAAGAACAGAAGAGCTGTATCTTACCAAAAAAGGTAATTACTTTATTTGCACAGCGGGCGAGGATTTAGTTGTGGTACAGAATGGGGATTTACTAGGATGCGAAGCTTGCGAAATTGCCACAATTCACGAGTGGCTAGGCGCTTGGAATATTAGCGATTTAGAAGAGCGCGAAATGAAAGCTTTTGATATTGAGGAGGCTTGAGGTATGAATAAAGAAGAACTCACCCCAGAAGAGATTGCAGTTTCACTGATGTCTAATCAGTCGATTTCCCCCCCCCTTCTTGAGTCTGGAAACGTCTATCTTCCTGAAAATGCACAGTGGCTTCAGGAATATTTAGAGTGATCCAAGCTTTAATGCTAGTGCTTGACGGTACGCGCTACCTATGCGTGATAGCCATTATGTTGCTAGTGGTGATTGCATCAATTGCGGTCGTGCGGAACTTTTAAAACAAATTAAGGAATTTTAATATGAGAACAGTAAGACACTCAACATTAGCTCAGAGTAGGGTTAGTGGAGATAGCAAGGTTGCCTGTAATAACAGGATCAAAGGTATTTGAGCATGAAAAATGACTTAGTGCGCAGGGAGGGTATGCAATATTACATTGAGAAATTAAACCATAGTCAGTTTGGACTATTGCTAGGCGGTCGTATTGTTGCGGTATTTGAATCATTTGATCGCGCTAAGTTGGCGCAACTTGATATTGCGCGGTCAGCATTACAAGGCTAGCAATTGACACTGGCAGATAAGTGGTATAATGCCCCCACAAATTCAAACGGTACAAGTTCATGCGTAAAAATCTGATTGACGGCATAACAAGCTTGATTAGTAGCATCACAAACAGGCGAAACCCTGCTGGTACTAATGCTATTACTTTAGAGAGAGTGACAAACCACGAGCTTGAGGCGTGTTATGCTTCGGGTATTGGCAATAAAATCATCCGAATTAAAACGGGCGCGGCTCTTTCAGGTACGTTGCAGTTCGGCGACTCGAAAGACAAACGGTTTTACGATGCCGTTCTTTCCGATGCGGTAATGAGTGCCGTAGATTTTCAGCTTGCGTTTGGTCGTTCGATAATCGTCATAAACGAAATTGGGGCAGACCTTTCAAAACCAGCCCCTTCTGAATACAATCTAAATAAAGTTAAATTTGATGTGTTTAGCGGTGATATGGTCGTAGCTCTTGAAGTGAGCCGCAACCTAACCGATGCCAGATACCAGAAGCCAAAATACTACCAAGTGCGCGGCCACTCGTTCCATCATTCAAGAGTTATTGATTTCACGTACGTTAGACCAACCGAATTAAGTGCGCCTAATTTCCAGTGGGGCGGAATGTCAGAATTCCAGTTGATCCGTGAGCAACTTGTAAGCGATGCTATTATCACACGATCAGGCACGGCAATAATCGAAAAAAACGCTTCGCTGTTTTACAAGGTCAAGGGTCTTAAGGACATGATGGCTTCCAAGAATGAGGGTACGCTTGTTGAGTATTTCACCGCGTTAGAAGATGGTCGTTCAATAATGGGTGCGGGATTGTTGGATTCAGAAGATGACGCTTTCGTAGTAAATCAGGCGTTAGCAGATTATGACAAAGTTAATGAGTCAAGTCTTAGGCGTTTAGCTATGGTCACGGGTATAGGGATGTCCGCGCTTGTTGGCGACCCTGTTAGAGGGTTGAATTCCGCTGGTGATTCAGAGAAAGAATTATTTAATGACATGATAGCCCACTTGCAGACTCGCTACCTGTTGCGCCCAATAAATGAATTACACAGAAAGCTAGGCAAAGAGCCGATTTCATTCAATCGCCAACAAGGCCAATCACCCAAAGCACGAATAGCCTTTGAGAGCTTGGTCATTGCTAATGCGGCCAGTCTAAATTCAATGGGTGAGGATCACGGGGAGTATTTGGTTAAGCATGGCGTAATTGAGCCAGATAATTTTAACGACATGTTCAAAGAAGAGCTTGATGGCGTTTAGAACCGCAGACTCTCCCCAATACCCTAAACGCTTTGAGAAGCAGTTTGCCGAGTTTACCGCGTTTATGATTGAGGCCATGGCGAAACAATATTCAACGCAGACCGTGAAGGCATTAAGCCAGACCACGGTTAATAAGTTTTCAGACGAGCAAGCGGGGAATTATTCAAAGGTGTTTTTAGGGTTGTCCAAAAAAGCCAAGCGAAAAATAATCAAGCGGTTTTCAGATGACAGGCTGGAAAAGCTGGTTAAACTGGTTTTGGGGCGGGTTAACAAATACAATCAATCAGCGACATACAGCGAGTTTAGTAAGTCGTCTGGAATTGACTTGAAGCAACTGGTAGCTGGTGAGAAGATGAAGCCCCAGTTCAATGCGCTTATGGCAGAGTCCACATTGTGGGTGCAGGGATTACGTGATGAAGCCCTAAAATCATTTGAAGTGAATTCCTTGCGGATTATGTCAGGGGGGGGGACATTAGATCAAGTGTATTCCGAGATTGATCTTTCTAAATCCAAAAAAGTAAACGCGGCTAAATTCATAGCTAGAAATCAAGTGGCTAGTTTCAACTCTCTATCAACTAAAATGCGGTACCAAAACTTAGGCGTGAAGAAAGCTATTTGGATTACGGCAAGAGATGAACGAGTTAGACCATGCCATGAAATACGAAACGGCCAAGAGTTCGACTTATCAGTTGGTCTTTTCACTAAATGCGACGGTAAGACATTATTTCCCGCAGTAGACTATAATTGTCGTTGCACCTACAAAGCGATAATTGAGGGTTTCAACAATGAAGATTAAAGCCGAGAGATTAAAATCGGGAATATCATTTACAGATTACGCCTGTTACGATGCCGAAACCAAGATGTTAAAATCCGTGCGTGACGGGGTTCAGGAATATTTAGGCGCAGAATTAGACATTGAGCCAGCGGATAAAGTATTCAAGGTTTACCGCTCCCCCGCTTCGATAATTGAAATTTGTGATGCAATGGTAGGTATTCCAATAACGGACGATCACATTAGCTTAGATGATGAGATAGAGGAATCGGCGATAAGAGGCACGGTAACTAAAAGCCATATCGCAAACTTTATTGATAATGCCATTGGTGCGACTATCGTAATAAAAAACATTGTGCAGATTGATAGCGATATTATCAGCTTGATAAAGAGCGGAAAAGATCAATTAAGCTTAGGATATAACGCAGATTTAATTGTGCATGATGGAGAGTACGATTTTGAGCAAGTCGGCATTGTGCCCCATCATTTAGCCATTGTTGATAGTGGCCGATGTGGTGGGTTGTGTGCTTTTAACGATAAACAAGGGGTTAAGATGAATAAGCAAAAGAATAAATCAAAGGTGATTCTGAAAAAGAAATTTGCCGATAAAGCGGATGCGCCAAATCTACAGCGTATTGTAGAAATTGCCATGGCATTACCAGATGCGATTAAGACAGTGCCGATTGAGGACGTTCAAAAAGTATTGCCAGAGCTTGAAAAGCTAATTGCTCTCTCTAAAAAGGGCGATGAATCGGCAGACACTGAAACAGTGGGTGAAGCTATCGAAGAGCCAGCCAAAGAAGTGGTTGATGAAGCGGAAAAAGAAGCTAAGGCCGATGTCGAAACTAAAGACGAAGCACCTGCCGAAGATGACAAGGACAAGGCAGAGCCTAAACCTAAGTTTTCAGATGCCGACTTTAAGGATGCCGTAGCCAAAGCGGTAGATTATCGCGTAAACACAATCACTAAAGCGCAGGAATTCGTAGCCGATGGTTACACATTCAGCGATAAGAGCATTTCACAGATTCAACGTGACGCGCTGGAAACTGAATCGAAAGATTCTTTTAGTGATGCAGAGCTTGGTACAGCGTTTAAATTATTGCGCAAATCCAAGCAGTACGAAAGGTTTGCAGATAGTGGCACAGAGGGCGAGTCTGCTTTTAAAACAGTTGGTGAAAAGGAGTTATAAAAATGGCATTTGGATCAGTAAATGAGGCAGAACTTGCGGCTACGGGCGCGGGTGAGGTTCGCGGAACTTCTAATATCGTTTTAGGGTTTGACGAATTTGAAGATAAATTAATTGCTGGGCGTTTTGCAAAGCTTGTCGGTGGCTCTATTGACAACATGGACGCTTCGGCTAATCCTGTTATCGCTGGTGTTGTTTTGCGTAATGTCACGGGGTCAGTCGAGGCTGGATCAACTATTGACGCGGGTTTAAGTAACTCTGTTAATGTTAATCGCGCAGGACTTGTTGCCGTTGACGTTGTTACAGGTGATGCGCCTGTAGCATTTGGAACGGTCTATGCACACAACGGGGCTGGGGCGAACTTAGGCAAGGCAACCACAGCGAACGCAGGAAATACTGAATCAACCCGTGCGGAATGGGTTGAGGAAGTTAAGGCTGGCGTTTGGTTAATTCGACAATATTAGGGGCATATCGAAATGAAAGTTAAGAATTTATATAATTTAAAGTCGTTTGAAAGCTTGGGTGCGGCTCAGGCTTCATTGACTAAAACAAGTTTCAGCGATTCAGCAAGTGCGCGTTTTGCAGATGCAGAAAGTGGCAACTTGCTCGCGCGTACTCTTACATACGTTGACCCAAAGATTTTTGAAAAGCGTTATCCAGAGCTTTCATTTATCAGCTCAGGGATTGGGGTTAATAATTCAGGTGGTGTTGCCGAGTTTATTCAGTCGCTACGTGTTCGCGCACAAGGTGAATTTCGTCAAGTTGGCGATGAATCAAGCAACAAAGGTAAATTCTCTGTAACTGCCGAAGATTCAGGCATTCAAGTTATCGAAAAAGAAGCCGAGGCTTCTTGGTCTAAAACTCAAGTTCAACAGGCCGCGCTTGCAAATCGTAATCTTGTTAATGAATACTTCACAGCGTTCAACAAGCGCTATCTTGAGGAGATTGATAAAGCTGGGTTCATTGGCCTTGGTAAAAACAAGGGGCTGTTTACGTACACAGGCTTTACAGTCACCGCTTCGGCTGGCTTGTTCTCGGCTTTGACCGCAGAACAAATGTACAACGAAGTGCGCGATTTTATTAATGAGCAATGGAGTGCAGTTAATAACACTCAGGGCTACATGATGGAAAAAATCGTAATGCCACTTTCAGTTTTAAATTTGCTTGGCTCGGTAATTCTGAATACAGCGGCAGGTTTTCAATCGGTGCTGTTGGCGCTTAAAGGAAATTTCCCATCAATTGCTTTTACCGCATCATTCCGAGCTAAAACGGATATGGTTGGATTTGCAACATCAGAGGACGCGATGATTATGCGCATCCCTGAACCTCTAACAATCGGTGAGATTACTACACCGACAAGTTTCAAATTCCACGTTGAGGCGAAATACCGCGCGGCTGGGCTTGATGTATTAGAAGATTCAGCAGGCTACCGCTTAAGTGGTGTTGCTGTTTAGTAAATCTTTGCGGGTGTAACGCCCGCATTACCAAATTAATTTAAGAGGGCTTTGACTATGCCATCACGATCTAAAGCAGATGCAAAAGTTAAAATTAAAAAGTTGTCGGACGAACTGGGAATTGAAACAGTCGTGCATGATGATTTATCTCTAAAAGGGCATGACGAACTCATAGCCGAATTAGAACTTCAATTAGAGATTAAAAAATCTGATGAACTTAAAACTCCCGAAGAAATTGCAGAAGAAGAAGCTTACAATAATCAGCTTATGATTTCTGCGATCAATGCGCTATCGGTTGCACTAGGCGAGCCAGAGGGCGACCTTTCAGAATGCAACGCTTTACAGTTAAACGGCATCTATGACGGACAGCAAACCCGAATTATGGTTAAGCTTGAAGGCATGCACGTTGATCCAGAAAGTGAGGACGATAATATCAAGATTCAAATTGATCTGCTTGCAGAATTGCTTGAAGAAGAATTTGACGTTTCCAAGCTTGATACAGGCGGGTTGAATGTGATTCTTGACAAGTTGAAGATTGCATTATTATCAATGATAAACC